TTCTAAACAACGACATCAAACGTGTGCGCGAAGAACTTGAAGACACGTATTTTTGGTTTGCAGCACTAAACGAAGCACGGCAAGACGCTATGATCGACATATGCTTCAACCTCGGCCTAACGCGACTGCGAGGGTTTATCAAAGCTCTAGAAGCGATGTCCCGCGAGCAGTTTGACATTGCAGCCGATGAGTTTATGGACTCACGTTGGAGTCAGCAGGTAGGTAATCGTGCCGTAGAGGTGACTGAAATGATCCGCACCGGGGAGTATCAGTAATGCCGCTGCAAAAAATGGTCTTCAAACCGGGGGTAGATAGAGAGAACACACGTTATACGAGTGAAGGCGGTTGGTATGACTGCGACAAAGTACGATTTAGACGGGGGATGCCAGAAAAACTAGGTGGGTGGAACCGTATCTCTACTAATTCTTTTCTTGGCGTTGCGAGATCTTTGTTTTCTTGGGTGACGTTAGGCAGTCAAAAGCTGCTCGGTGTGGGCACCAACTTAAAATTTTACATAGAACAGGGTGGAACGTACTACGACATCACTCCTATACGTGCTGCTGTATCGCTTACAGACCCTTTTACCACTGTAAGTGGTTCTACCACAGTTACAGTTACAGACGCTAACGGCGGCTACAAAAACAACGACTTTGTTACATTTAGTGGTGCCTCTGCGGTAGGTGGACTGACTCTAAACGGCGAGTTTCAAATAACATATCTTACAGGTAACACATACACCATAACCGCTAGTGAGGCCGCAAGTTCTTCAGCTTCGGGTGGTGGCTCTGTAACCGCTACATACCAAATAAATTCTGGCCCCGCAGTAGCAGAAGCTCTTGTCGGTTGGGGTGCTGCTGGATGGGGTCTTGGCCCGTGGGGCACGGGCATTACAAGTACAGACGCGCTTCGATTATGGTCTCAATCTAACTTTGGAGAAGATCTTATATTTGCGGCTCGTGGTGGTAGTTTGTTTTTCTGGGATGCAACGGATGCATTAACTACTCGTGGCGTACTACTTTCTAGTGAAAGCGGCGCTTCTAATGTGCCAACAATCGTAAACACTGTGCTCGTATCGGATAACCGATTTGTATTTTGTTTTGGTACAAACGTACTTGGCAGCAGCGATTTAGACCCGATGTTGTTGCGTTGGTCAGATCAAGAAAGCGCCGTTAACTGGACACCTTCAGCCACAAACCAAGCAGGCGATCTTAGATTATCTAAAGGATCAGAAATAATAACAGCCATACAAGGCCGACAAGAGATACTTGTTTGGACTGACTCTGCACTCTATGCATTGCAATACGTTGGCGCTCCTGCTGTATGGGGAGCACAGACTGTCGGAGAAAATTTATCTATTGCATCGCCGAATACGGTTGCCTATGCAAACGGGGTGGCTTATTGGATGGGTGTAGGGGGTTTCTATTTGTACGATGGGCGAGTGCAAACTCTGCCGTGCACGTTAAAACGCTACATATTTAATGACTTCAATACAGAACAATACGATCAGGTATTTGCAGGCACAAACGAAGGGTTTAGCGAGATTTGGTGGTTTTACTGCTCTAGCGGTGCCACAACTATAGACCGATATGTCATCTACAACTATGAGCAGAATATCTGGTACTTCGGTAACTTGGGTAGAACCGCTTGGATCGACTCTGGTATACGTGATTTTCCTATGGCGGCTACGTATAACAACAACGTGGTAAACCATGAAGACGGTATAGATGACAACGAGACAGGCACTGCTGCCGGTATGAGTAGTTTTATTTCTTCGGCGCAGTTTGACCTAGATGACGGCCATAGGTTTGCGTTTATACAGAAAGTGTACCCAGATGTAACGTTTGATGGGTCTACCGTAGATAGTCCTAGTGCTACGTTATCTTTGTTTGCAGCACAGAACTCTGGATCAGGGCGCAACTCGCCTGCTTCTGAGGGTGGTACAAACACAGGCTCTATAACCAGAACAGCCACTGCACCGATTGAAGCGTTTACTTCTAGATTAGACCTGCGAGTACGTGGCAGGCAGCTAGCATTGAAGATAGAATCAAGTGATCTTGGAGTAAAGTGGCAGTTAGGGTCACCACGTTTAGAAATGCGCCCTGATGGGAGGCGATAGTGGCTATAGATAAAACAAGTTATGACATAGACTTCAAAGCGCCTGTCCTTCCAGATCCCGCAAACGAGTATGACGTGCGGACATTTAATCAGCTAAATAATACGCTACGCCTTTACTTTAACCAGCTTGATAAAGGTATACGAGATGCTTCGGTATCCCCTACTGCACAAGCTGCTGCTTGGTTCTTAGGCTAGTGGCTAACCAGTACAAAAATGCAAAGGTAGATCTAACTGCCACCACTGCGACCACGCTGTACACATGCCCAACAGCCACAACAGCTATTATTAAGTCTATATTAGTGTCTGAAGACTCAGGTAACGCTGATACGATTACTGTAACCATCACCGATTCTGCTTCGGCGGTATTTAGTGTATTTAAGACTAAGGCAGTGGGAGCGAATACCACAGTAGAACTGCTTACTGCGCCACTTGTTATTGAAGAGTCTGAGATAGTTAAAGTTACCGCAGCTACAGCAGATAGGCTGCATGTGGTGGCTAGTTTGCTAGAGGTGTCGTAATGGAGAGCTTTGAGTTTGAGCCATCAGAAGAAGACATTGCAGAAGCTATAAAGCGGTTAGAAAGACAGTATCCCGCGTTTACCTCGACTAAATCATCAAACGTAAAGCCACGGGAAAGAGAAAAACCTAGACGCATAGTTGAAGACTCTGCAGAGTTTGGCGGCTCAAAACCCAAGCCAAAAACAACTACGTCTACTTCTACCAGTCCTTTGAGCGGTAACATACTTAACAATGCCGTGCAAAAGTACAAAGATTTGCTGGCTAAAGGTGTTACTTATGAAGGTGACATAGATAAGACAGACGACTACTACAACCTTGGGTTCGATCAAGTTTTTGCGGATAGCGGACTAAACCCATATGCCGACATAATTGGTGGAGAAGGGGGAAATGTAACGGGTGCGTTTGCAGGGCTGCTTTCTGGTGGATTAACCCCAGAGCTGTATTTGTCCTCTGTAGAAGGCGCTCCTGAGTATTTATCAAGCCTACGTGGCCGTGTAGGTGAGCAGTCTGTAATAGAAGCGTATGCAACCATAGCTGATGCAGGCACTACGGAAGAGTTGGCTAGCGCGTTAAGTAGCTATTATGGGTATGAAATATCACCTGTAGAAGTTGATCTAGCCGCCAATGGGTTTAAGGATTCTTACAAAAAACACTCCGCTAGTTCTGCATCGGATATTGAAGCCTTTCAGTCTTTAGTTCGTCCGATACTTTCGGAACAAGTGCCGTACCTTATGGTAACGGAGGGGTTGAACTATCAAAAAGCTCTTGAAGAAGCACATACACGCGACCCAATGTTGCAGTCGTTGTACTTTAAGTACGGCGTTAACCCATATCGGCAGACTGATGATGGCTCTACATACTTGTTTGACCCGTTCTCCACGGGTGCGATTAGAACTGTAGAGGTAAAAGACAAGAGTGTAGAAAACGGCTTAAAAGCTATCGCTCTTGCAGGACTTGGGTACATTACAGCCGGTGCTTTAGCTGGGCCGTTATCTTCGCTTTTGTCTGGTTCCGCTGCTACCACCGCTGCTGGAGGCACAACTCTTGCGGGCACTGTTGCCGCCAAAGCAATTGCGTCTGGAGGTATAGCTGCACTACAAGGTAAGGACTTATCTCAAATACTTACCGCAGCAGCTACTGCGGGGGTATCAGCAGGGGCGCTGGAGTTAATACCTTTACCTTCTCAGACAACGGGAATGGTAACCGTAGGTGGTCAGACATTAGGCGACATCATGCCTGACTGGTTGAAAATAACCACCAAGGTAGCTGGGTTGGGCGTTGACCCCACCAGTGCCGAAGGAATGTTGTCAACTGCAGCAACACTCATTGGTAATGGTGCACTTAGTGATGTGATTGGTGAAAGTGGCGATGTTATAGAAAGTTGTTTCTTGCTCGCGCAACAGATAGCTCAAGAAGAAGGTGTGTCTTCACCTACAAGCAATGACTTAGCTACTTTTTTTGACGAAGCTGTAGAAATTTACAACGATCTGCAAAACGATGGTTATTCGCATCTTAGGATCATGGAGGAGCTAGGCTACGATCCTAGTGAAGGATTCATGCAAAGGGTGCAAGAGTCCGATCTAGCTAAATTACAAGAGCTAAGAGCAGGCACTGACCAAACATCATATATAGATGCGCTAGGTAAAAGCAGTGCGTCTGTAGGTAGAGAGCACGAAAACGCGGTAATACGTGAAAAAGTAGCCGCAGGAGAAGACCCAACAGAAGCGTCTTTCTTGTACCAAATAGCAAAAGATGCAGTAAATGCTTCCGCTGAAACTGGTGACGATAAGTGGGTTATCGGTACTGCTGTTGCACTGGAGGCAGGCGCTGAAATAGCACAGTCGTTCTTAGGGCTAGCAACGCTAGTTGGGTATGACCCAAGCAATACCGAAATCGCTAAGACCCTAGATGCAATATCTAAGATGGCTGGGGACAGCAAGCCAGAGGACTATCAAGCTGGCTTAAAAGACATTAGTGACCGTATACAAGCTGCTAAAGATAACCTACCAAAAGACGCCGATTGGCAAGACAGCTTTTTTGAAGTAGGAAAAGCCATATTTGGCGCTGCTGTAGACAACCCTACAGAGTTTCTTGTTGATTATGTAGCTAAAGAATTTGTGCAAGAGATTGTGCCGTTTGCTGTAGGTGGGGCAGCACTTGCTGGAGCGAAGCTGTCCTCCGCAGCACTTAGGAAATTTGGGGATGATGCGGCTAAAAAGATAGCTGACAATATGGATGCGTCTAAGATTGCTATGGACGCTACGTTGCTAAGTGATGTAGCAGAAGCAGCGGGGGGTTCAGCAGGTGGGGCGTATACAGATGCATACGATACATTTGTAAGAAAACGCCAAGAAGAATATGCGCGTGTAGCAGAGGCAACGGGGCTACCAGCACAAGAACTTAGTGATGCAGACCTACAAGAGGCCGCAGAGTTTGCTACAGGCGTAGCGCAAAAATCGGGCGCTATGGGCGCTGTTATGGCACTTACCGCATCTGAAGTGTTAGGCGGCAGGCAGCTAGCAGAATCTTTGTTTGGGCCTAAAGTAAATAAGACCGCTGTAAGTGCAATGGAAGAGTTTGCTTCTAGGGTAGAGAGAACTGCTAGTGGTGCAACAAGAGAAGGGTTGCTTGAAGGACTAGAAGAAGGCGCTGTTCAATACGTTACTGACATGTCAATACGTGAAATTGATCCTGACAGACCTATAGCGGCTAACGTAGCAGAAAGCGCCATACTTGCCAGTATAATCGGCACAAACGTGGGCGGGGGGCTTACAGCCGGTGCAGAAATATCTGATGTAGTTGCTAACGTAGCAAAGAACACTTCTGCACAGGTGCAGAAAACGATTGCAGACGCAAAAGCAGGTTTAATAGACGCTGCAGAAGCAGAGGCTAAACTTGCCGAGTTTGGTATAACCAGTGATGGTTTCGGTGGGGTACAAACTAGCCTATTAAATGATGCATTTGATGCAGACTACACAACCGCATCTGAAGTCAAGCAAGCATTTGAGACAGCTAATCCTGAGTTTGATGCGTCTGACGAGGTTATAGATGAATACGTGGGCAACAAACCTGATGCTGAACTAGGCACGCAGGTAGCCGAATACGTAGACAGTCGGTTTATAGATGCACAAGAAGTCATGGATGCGGCAGCAGCAGAAGGGCTTACCTTGACTGAAGAACAAGCACAGCAGTATGTAAAGCAAACTAGCGTAGATGCAGATAAAGTTCTTGGGAATATACAAAATAACTTTGATGAGCTATACACCACTCCCGAAGAAGCACGACAACTACTGATAGATGCAGGTTACCCGGAGGGGCTAATAACAGGGCAGACCATAGAAGAGGTGCTTGGTGAGGTGGGTGAAGATGGCACGTTGCCAGAGTCTACCGTCAAACAAAGTGCAGCAGACTTTAATGCTGAGTACCTATTACAGCTTGCCGAACAAGCGGCAGATACCGATGATCCCGCAGCTCCTATAGATACTGCTCTTGTTACTACCCCTGTTACTGGTGCTGATGACGGTACTGATGATAGCGGTACTGATGATGCTGTTACTACCCCTGTTACCGGTACTGATGATGGTGGGGACACTACCCCTGTTACTACCCCTGTTACTACCCCTGTTACTACCCCTGTTACCGGTACTGATGATGGTGGGGACACTACCCCTGCCG